AAATCCACCACCGTCTTCTTTCTCTCCACCTTTAGACTGAGTTTCTTTTTGTATCTCGTCTACAAAACCATTACCTGTCTGACTCTGCTCAAGGTCATCTTCTTTTGCCTTCATCTGAGCAGTGTCAGCAACATCAGCAGCAAGTTCTGCTTGCTCTTTCTTGGTGTTGATTATTTTTTGCTGACTCTTATTGCTGCTCTGTAATGCTTCTTTAAGTTCCTTGGTTACTTTCTCAAGGGCAGCAACATCCTCACCATCAGAAGTAGTTCCTTTGATGGCAATGACTTCTTTAAATTTCTTATCTAAATCGTTGAATGCTTTGTCTAGTTTGTCTAGACCACCACCACCCTCTAGTCCTACTCTGGCGAGGTATCTTTGTTGTCTAGATCGTGTTGGATCTTGTACTAACGTAGGGTTTCTAGATAGATATCCCTTGGTCTTGGCAATTCTGTCTCCACCAAACTCAGACAGTAGTGCTGACCCAATATAATTCTTAGGTTTAATGCCTTGCTCGACTGCCATTCTCCTGGCGTCAGCAGCACGACCGAAAGCACTCTTAATCTTCATGCCAGTGAAGGCAGAAAGATTCTCTAATGGTTTTGGTTTCCTACTCTCTTTGAAGAATGATTGTGACTTTGGTTTGACAACCTTCTTGATCTTTGCTAGTTGCTCTTTCCTTTTTCTTTGCTTTGGTTGAGCAGGTTCAGGTGGATTCTGAATAGAATCTACTAGATCATCTAGTCTCTCATCAAATGCTTCTGCCATCCTTTCAGCGGCAGACTTTTTCTTCTCAGGTTTGGGGTAGATAAGACCACCTCTTTTAGGAAGTCTTAGTCTCTTTGGTGCTGATAGTGGTGGTTCAAATGGTGCTTCGATGACAACCTTGATAGGTTCATCGACAGTCTTCTGCTCTACCTCAACTACTTCTACCTCGACTGGAATCTCCTCGTCGGTAGCACCATCACCAAAATAAAACTCGTCTAGTACACCTCTAATGTTAATGATGCCAGGAGTCTCTTTACCTGTCATCAAATCACTTTCGATGCCATTATAATAATTTGGAAGGTCAGATGGAGCAACCCATTGATCTAAACCATCTACAAATTTCTTTGCTTCCGCTATGCCTCTATCATCAGACAAAAAGAAACCATAGGACAACATGTGTCCAACGACAATCTCCCTATGACTAGGTTTACTAAATTGTTTGATTGCCTTTTGTGGAATCATCGCTGTGCTGCTTTCCTAGCTTCTTCTTGTTCTTTAATCCAAGCATTCAATAGGGAAACGTACACTGTCCTCTCCCAAGGCATCATATTTTCTAGCTCTGTCAATGAGTATTTATGGTGCTGCATGAGAGCAAAGTTTGTTCTATAATAATTTTCAAGGGTATTATAGAACATGCTCACCCGAAAAAAGACTGTAAGCCCTCCAACGTAAAGACAGACACCTTACCAGTGTTAGGATTAGTAACCTCAAACTGATGACGAAGGACAGGCATAGTCTCAAAGAACTCCTGTACTTTTTCAAACTGTTGCTGTGTCATTCCCTCCAAGAACTGAACAACTTCAGTTAGTTTCATGTCTGATGTCTCCCACACTTCTTCTCCTTGGAAGACCTGATCAACACACTTAGCAACTAGATTGAATACCTCTTCAGTAGAATTCAAATCTTTATTGAGTAGTGTGATGTTAACAAACTGATCGACACCTGGGTACTTCATGACCATACCAGTGTCTTCAGTCAGCATAATCTTAGTGCTATGTCCCTCTGGTTTATCAACAACAACATCATCAACGTTGATAGTGACATTCACCTGGGTTTCATTGTCATCCTGACAGGTGACTCTCATCTTAATCTCTTCACCAGCAGCTGCTGCCCTGATCTTCAAGAACAGATACTCTAGATCAAACGATGCTAGATTTTCAATCTTCACTCCTCTTGTTTGGATACAAGACTTGAGTGTCTCTCGTACTGCTCTATCAATTTCTTTCTCGTCCTCTCCTTCTGTAGCAAGGAGCAATAGTTTCTCTTCTTTAACTAAGAACGGACGGTATTTAATCTTCTTGCCCGAAGAAGGTAGTTCCAATTCATATGTCGGAACAGCAAGGGTTGGTAAAGGCATAACAAGTTATGATGTATAGTAGTATTTATCCGTCCATCCTACGGATGTCATTATAGATGATAGAATACTTGGAGTAGTAGAAGTTAGCAGTAACTTTTGTTACCTGTGATGCTCCGTAAGAAAGTGGGACAGCATCGATAGCATATGGGAAGCAGTCCATTAGAGTATACATCATTGATGGTCTACCATTAGGAGAGTTCTTTCCTTTTTCAGATTTTGTAATAGTAACATTACACTGGTACTGATCAGGAAACTTGAGACGAATACTCTTCTCAGGATGCTGCATTGTTCCTGTGTTTCCTTTGATTTGACTGAGACTGCTACCAGTCTGAGAAAATGTTGTTGCTTTAGCAGGAGCAGATGTTGATCCAGTTGATCCAAAAATCTCATTACCATCACCATCAAACTCACCAAAGATATATGAGTACCAAGCATTTAAAAATTTGAGTGGTGTCATATTAGCATCACACATCCACCCCAACTGAAAGTCTGTATACAATTTAGTGTGGGCATAGTTCACAGAACCTTCGCCTAGGAACCTACCAGTGTAAGTTCCTGTTGCTGCTTGTACGTTAGGTAACTGTGCTTCTTCACAAAATACTTTAAGAACTGAACCAGAACTTACAGTGTTCAGATCGTCATCATCGGTAGGAACTTCTCCTCCGAAATCAATACCCAAATCTTTTAGTCTTTGTTTCAACCCTTCATTGGATTGCTTGAACTGAAACTCTACATCAAAGTTGTTAGAGTACGACATGCCCCCTTGAGCATTGATGATCTCTAAGAACTTGCCTAAACTCTTTGTTGATGCCACGCTAAATATGGATAGTTGGTCCAACTATATTTATTATGGCATACTCTGGGATTTATAAACCAACACACCCACAAAAGTATAAAGGAAATCCAACCAGGATAATCTATCGTTCTTTGTGGGAAAGGAAGTTCATGTACTTCTGTGATAATAATGATAGCATCATCCAATGGGGTAGCGAAGAGGTAATCATTCCCTATCGTTGTCCTACTGATGGCAGGGTACATCGTTACTATCCAGACTTCTATATCAAAGTCAAGTCAAGGTCTGGTGTAATTAGTAAGTATCTGATTGAAGTTAAACCTAAGAAACAAACTACACCACCGAATGATAAAAATAAAAGAACTGCTGCCTACAAACGGGCTGCCCTGACGTTCGCTAAGAACCGTGCCAAGTGGGACGCTGCTCAGGACTTCTGTGAGGATAGGCAGATGAAATTTTTAATCCTTACCGAAGATCACCTAGGAGTCTAAAATGGCAACTGGATTTAAAACCATACAACGTAACCGTCTTAAGAAAGATCCAGGTTACGAAACTCTCTTCGAGAAAATAACACAGAAGACAGACGGAGAAAAGAAAAGTTTATCGTGGTACAGAGGAGCAGTTAAAGATGTCTCTTCTACATATGGTAAAGACTTCAGCAAGTATGTTGCTGCTGAACGTAGAGATAGGGGAGGAACAGTAAACGAACAAGATCAGAATATGTTAAGAACATATACTGTAACTGGTCACCTTTACATGTTTGAATACAAAGCAAAGGTAAAGTACCTACCCTATTACGACAGGTTCCCCTTAGTATATGTAATTAAGTCTGGACCTGTAGATTTCTTTGGCGCTAACTTACATTACCTAGCACCGAAGAAAAGAATCATGGTCATCAAAAATTTATTGGAAGGTCGTATTAATATACCTAAGAAGTGCTTCCATAAATATTTAACGAACCATGTAGATGGATTATATCTTGATCTTGCTGCCGCTGAATGGGATACTGCCATTCTATTACCGACAGAAGACTTCGTGAGAAATGTTAATGGTCATCTCTTCCCGTATGATAAAGACCTTGTGTGGGAAGAGACTAATGAAACTTTCTACGATAACGTCAAAGCACGTCGTGTGATTGAAGGTTATGGTAAGGCATCCGATAAACAGATGGTAACATAAATGGCTGACAATCTAAATTTAATATCGAACATAGGAAAATCGAGTGGTAACTCGGGGAAGATAACATTCCCCGAAAACCTGTTCGAGAATGCTAATGATTATATTAAATTTTCATTTTACAAATACAAAGGACCGTTCCAGGGTGGTAACTCTGGGACAGTAGATACCAGTGGAAAATTTTCAAAAGACTTCCAGAAGTATAACCAAGCTGGTGCTGAGTATAAAGCATATGATAATGTAAAAAATATTATGCTATACATGCCTGAGGATATTTCCACAGGTTA